TAGATACTGAGAGGGGAATGGATAAAAGACAGAGTATCAATAAATTATCAGAGTATCTCGCTAAGTATCTAAGAAACAGGTATGGCTTCTCTCCTGTGGTTATTCAGCAGCAAAGTGCTGACTCAGAGAATAATGAGGCATTTAAGCTTGGTAGAATTAGGCCTGCTATATCAGCTCTTGGAGACTCAAAGTACACTTCTCATGACGCTAATGTGGTTCTTGGATTGTTTGCCCCATTCAGATTTGGTCTCACAGATTGCTTTGATTATGATATAAAGAAGCTCAGAGATAATATAAGATTCTGTGAGGTCCTCGTCAATCGCGACGGAGAACTTGGAGGAATAGTGCCTTTATTCTTTGATGGGGCTGTGTGCGATTTCAGAGAGCTTCCTCCTCCTACAGACACTCAAGCACTGGATAATGTCTACAGATATTTACATTCAATAAGACAATGAACTTAGAAGATAGAGTATTAGTAACTGGATATATTAGAGATAATGTACCCTGTTACTATATGGGAATTGATGGAGATTTAGAAGCTATTTCTCCTCAAAAAGCCTTGGATTTCTTACCATTTTTTAGTATATTTAATACTAATAACACATTAGAAGTGAGAAAGATACAAGGTAAAATGAGTATAATATTCAGAGTATAATATGAGTAATTTCGCCATTATTTTAGGAGATACTGGAAGTGGAAAGAGCACCAGTATCAAGAGTCTTAATCCTAAAGAGACTGTCATCATCAATGTTCTTGGAAAGAGGCTTCCCTTCAAGGGAAGTAATTCCATGTATAATGCTGAGAACAAGAACCTGTTTGTCATTAATGACTATAACAATATTCTTTCGATGCTAGATGCTATCAATAAGAGCGCTACACATGTTAAGAATGTGGTTCTTGACGATAAACTTTTTGCATAAAGTATTTGCATACAACTATATTTTTTCTATTTTTACAAAAAAGTAAAAATGAAAAAATATTTAAAAAGAGAAGATGTTTTATTTCTTCATTCTATAGGAATGAATGATAATGAGATTGCTAGAGAGCTACACGCTTCTGTAAACGGTATAAGGTATATTAGAAAAGATGTGCTCAATCTTTCTCATAATGTACATCACTATCAAATTACAGATGAAATGGAAGATGCAATTATTGGTACTTTATTGGGAGACGCTTGGGTTGGCTATGTGCATAGCCAGTGCAAATACCCCAAGTACCAACTCACACACTGTCAGAAGCAGTATGAGTATCTACGCACTATTCATTCTATACTTAGGCCCATTATGCCTGGAAGTATAAAGCGTGTTTGTGAGCCAAAAGAGGTTATAATAAAAGGCAGAAAAACAAGAAGGCAAGCTCATTATACAATAAGTAGTAGAAACTGCGATGCTCTAGTTAAGTATAGAAATATATTTTATAAAGAGGACAAAAAGATAATTCCTGTAAATTTCTTACGAGATAAAATCAACACTAAAATTCTTGCCTACTGGTATATGGATGATGGCTCCTATGATACAAATACTCATTCATATATCATTAACACACAGTGCTTCTCAAGAAGTAACTTGCAAGAGTTTACTGATTTGTTATGTGAGAAATTTGATTTGCATTTTAGCATAAAAAAAGATTGTTCTCTTTACTTAAGGCATCGTAGCAACACTACTTTTGAAAATCTTATAAAAAAACATCTTACTTCAGATATGCAGTACAAGATTGTGTCGTCTTTAAATCCCGTTAAACGGGGAAACCCCTCTATTGATGAGGGCAATCCCGTGCTAAACCTTTTAGAAATAAAAGAGAATGCCTAACGACTAGAGGTGATGCTAAGTGTTTTAACATATGCTATAAACCCTCCACGAAAGCGGGACACTGCCTAGAAATAGGTTAAAGATATAGTCTGACCCGTATAGTAATATACGGAAGCAAGGGATAAATAGCCTTTGCGATAACAAAATTGGCAATTTATGTGATGAGGACAGAGTTCTTTGACAGAAGTAAAGAAAGAGGGTCAATCAGGCCCTAACTCATCTAACTGCTGGAACACCCTTAGAGCTTACTAGCTACAACACAGCTTGAAAAGGCAAATGTGAATGCTTGAAAATAGTAAGATTGGGCAATCAGCAACCAAGCTCCTAAGTTATTGTATAATAAGGAGAAGGCTCAACGACTATCCCTGTGATGGGGAGTAAATTTGGGTTGCAAGTTTAAATGATTTTGCTTAAATTTGTAACACAGATTGAAACGGTGAGATGTTTTATGAGGGTTAAAGATTTATACAGAAAAGAGTATAGCATCTGGAAAGCAATGAGAGCCAGATGTAATAGTAAATGCAATGCAAATAGTTCCTACCAGAAAAAAGGTATTAAAGTGTGTTCGAGATGGGATTCTTTCTATAACTTTTTGAATGATATGGGAAGATGCCCTGAAAACTATTCTATTGACAGGATTGATAATAATGGAGATTACTCTCCTGAGAATTGCAGATGGGCAACACAGACAGAGCAATGTCAAAACAGAGGTACTTTTAACTTAGTGTTTACCTACCAAGGAAAAACACAGTGTTTAAAACAATGGGCAAGAGACTTGAATATTGGATACACCACTCTATATTTAAGGGTAAAAAGAAATCCTGGTATAACAGCAGAAGAACTTTTTACATATCAAGACCCAAGAACTGAGAAGTTACTATGGCAGGGCTCCTATTACAGTAGGGATGAACTATGCTCAATGTATAATATTCCAAAAGAAAACTTTTATGACAGGTGGCATAAAGGATGGAATTTGGAAAGAATTCTATTAACTGAAGTAAAACATAAGATATAGTCTGGCCACATATGAAAGTGTGTGGGTTAACTGTTGATAAGTATAATGAGCTTGCGGACCATTTTAGGAAAATCATAGCGAAATGTAGTTCCTTGAGGAATGACCTCAATGTCTTCATGCTTCTTCATGTTGAGAATGTGGAGTCTGATGGCTCTCTTGTGGGATATAAGTCAGCATCTGTGGGCAAGTTGCTTGATAAGATGTACAATCCTCTTGAGAGTGTGTCAGTGACTCTCTTTGCTCAGCCTAAGTATGATGAAAAGGGAGTTCCCACTTACGGATTCTATACTCACAAGATGAGAGTAGGCGGAGTAGAGCTTCCTTGCAAGACTCCAGAAGGCATGTTTGATGATGATTTCATCCCCAATGACCTCCAGTATGTCGTTGATAAGATGAATGAGTATTACGGATAATAGTTTATAGAATAAAAATAAAATAGTAACTTTAATGCCCTATATGCAGTATAGGGTATCAAACAATCTACATTAATATATTATGGAAATCAGTAGATTTGAGAAAGCCGCTATCAAGAGGACAGCGCAGAACACTAAGGCTCTTAGGGCTAAGAGGGACAAACTTCAGGCTAAAGCCGAGGCTCTCATCAGTGAGATTGAGATGCTTCAGAATCAGATTGAGGCATTTGATGCTCCTTGGAAGCAGAAGTATAACATGTCTGTTGAGGAGATTATCGCAAGCTGGGATACTCCTCAAGAGGAGAATGTGGAATCTGCACCAGCAGAACCCACAAATGAGGCTCTAGAGGGGTCACATCCTCAAGTTGAAGACCCAGATTTTCCGTTTAACCTTTAATATCTAAGATTATGAGCAGAACTAATAAACTTTTTATGGCATTCAGCAAAGGTCAGAAATCTTCTGAAGAGGGAGCTACCCTTAAAAGGTACATAGGAGTCGCCAGTGTTAAGATTCTTGGAGTTAACCCTACCAAGGAGAAGCTTGGCGAGTTCTATAACACCACTATTGACAATGACCCCAATTATCTTGGTGAGGTTGATGTTGACGGCAAGAAGGTAAAGACAGCGAGAGTTGACTTTATTGTCAAGGTTGCTGAAGGTAAGTATAAGAACAATGATGGCGAGCCTATTGATCTTGTTAATCGTATTACCTTCTTTGTCAGGAATGAGTATAAGTTCAACAGGGACAAGTCAAAGGTTCAGGTCATAGATAAATATGGTAGGACAGCATGGGCTTCTGTTGAGGAGGCTAAAAACCATGCTATTCCTAATTATACCAGTGGCCCAGCAAGGATAGATAAGGATTATCGCCCAGCTTATGTTGGAGAGGAAGAGCTCACTGAGTTTATCAAGACATATCTTAATATTCCCTCTGTTGAGAAATGGAGTAACAGGCAGATAGTTGGCCTTATTGACAATCCTGATGATGCTCTCGCAAGGCTTGAGCATGTTCAGGATTACTTCAAGGGAGATTTCTCTGAGGTCACTCAGATAGCTACATTCCAACCTGATAATAAGCTTAAGGTCTTGTTCGGAATCAAGACTACCGCTGAGAATAAGAAGTATCAGGATGTGTACACAAAGATGTTCCTGAGGAATGGTGTCACAGACTATTCAAAGCTTGATGGTGAGGTAAAGGCATCCAAGAATGCTGGAGCTTATCCTAACACGGAGTTTGAGGTGTGTGATCTCCATGAGTATGTGGAGACTCCAACATCATTTGATGAGCCATCTGATGATATGCCTGCCTCAGCATTTGAGGGAGAGGCGTTTAATCCGTTTGCGACACCTTCTATCTAAGTAAATGTTCAATAAGGGCTTTAAGTCAGTCTCTTTATCTGAGATACGACAGCGATATTCAGACGCTGAAATAGCTGAGAAGTATCTTGGAGTCAAAGTTCCCTGTTTGATATGCTCACCACTCAGGGATGACAAAAGGCCCTCATTGAGCCTTTATTACTCAAAATCAGGTAATCTCTGTTATAAGGATTTCGCTACATCTGAGGGAGGAAGTCTATATGACTTCCTCTCAAGGTTGTGGCATACCTCATTTAACCAAACTATATCCAAGATAGCTTCTGATACTGGAGTCATAGGCGACATCAGTCTTGGAAAAGGATTAAGAAGAAAGAAAAGTCTAATCACAAAATCTACTCTTGAGGTCAAAACAAGAGAGTGGAGAGACTATGATTTGGATTTTTGGAAGCAGTTTGGAATCAGCAAAAACTGGTTAGTCTTTGGAGATGTGTATCCTATAACAGAAATGTTCTTTACAAAAGATGGAGTGACTAAGATTGTTCCAGCTGATAAATACTCTTACGCTTATGTTGAAAGAAAAGATGGAATTGTAAGTATAAAAGTATATCAGCCTTTCAGTGAGAAGATGAAGTGGATTAGTAAGCACGATTCCAGTGTTTGGGACCTTTGGAGTAAGCTACCAGAAAGTGGTGAGAGGCTTATTATAACATCTTCAAGAAAGGATGCCTTGTGTTTATGGGCTAATACTGGAATTCCATCTCTGTCTCTTCAAGGAGAAGGATATATCCCTAAAGAGCATGTTGTTGAACAACTAAAAGACAGATTCAAGAAGATATATGTTTTCTATGATAATGATTTCAAGGCTGCTGA